AGCTGCGGCGTTCACTAGAACACCCTGCAACCTACCTCGTGATGGGCCTACAAGTGCAGCGGTATCACCTACTGCAAAGTTATAAGCTCGTACTTCTTGACCAGCCATGCTCTAGTCCTTTTTCTTTGTAGGACGCCCACGTTTTTTCGCAGCTGGGGCTTCTTTCCACGCTTCATTCACGTCAGGCGTAGAAGGATCGTCAGCTTTGAGTGTGCCGTCCGTGTTTCGGGCGCGAACTGCGGTAGAGCCAATGCCCCGTGCCGCTAGTTCTTCTTCAGATGGGGGTGTAAATCTACTCATAACCTACCCCTTATGCTGCTGCGATGGTAGCGCCTGTGTCGGAACGCTTCCAGTTTGTTCCGTCAGAGAAAGCCAAGATCGCTGCGCCTGCTGCGCCATTGGAAACGTAAACAACTGTGCCAGCGCCTGCTGTAGAAGCAGATGGAGCGTTTGCAACAGTGTATGTTGGCACAATAATGTCACCGATAAAACCAGCGGTTGAGGTCACTGGACCTGAAAATGTAGTAGAAGCCATTTTAGTACCCTTTGCATAAGGATTCGCTTTGTAGTCTATGCAACGTCAGGCGGGTATATACCTGTCTACAAAGCTAATGTTGTACCCGTTGGCTAATCATACAGTATGTGTTTACAAAAAGAAAGCCCCGCCGAAGCGGAGCCTTCCAAACCGGAGTTGGTTTGAGTTCTAGGAGCTTACGCGCCTTGTGAACCGTAGATACCCAGTGGATCGGATACACCGAAGCTGTAACGCTCACGCGCTTTGTAGCGCACGTTGCCAGTATCGAAGTCACCGTCCATACCAGTAGCCATTGCAGAACGTACGAAGTGTTTCATACCGTTCGGAATGTCTGTGGTTAGGAACCATGCGTCAGCGTCTGTTAAGTAGTGGTTTAAACCGTAACCACCCGGAACTGCGCCGTTTGAGCTAATCGCGTTAATATCGTTATCAGCAGTACCGACCCGCAGAGTTGTTTCCAACAGGCGAGTTGCTACGAACTGCAAAGCTGACGGGATAATGAGCTTCTGAGCGCGTGCTGCGATCAAAAGGCCACGTTCGTCAACATAAGCTGCGATATCAATGATAGCTTGCTCAAGCGAAGTTTCGTTAAGGTCAGCGTCTACCGCAGGGCGGTTAGCGTTTGTACCGCCACCCACTGTTGGGTGAGCTGTGCTGAACAGTGTTACACCGTCACCAGAGTTAAACGTGTCGAAGCCCGTGTTGAGCAATGACGCAGCTTTAACCTGCTTGGTGTAGGCCATGGCGCGAGCCAGAGCTTTTGTGTAACGTGAGGACAATGAGTCATACAGGTTGTCTTCCATCGCTTCTTCAGTGATGGCGAAACCCATAGCAATTGTCTCGTGGGTGTAGCGGGCTGTAAACGCTTCTTGTGCATTGTCGTATGCAATAGAAGAACCTTCAGCTTTTGTTGGTGCTGCACCGAAACCAGACAATTTAACTTCCTCTTCAAAGCTACGCTCTGAGGATTCTGTCTCATAGATGTCTTCATGTTCGTTGTCGTACTTGCCATACTCAAGACCAAAGAGGGCATTGAGTCCGGGCAAAAGCTCTTTGAGCGCCTGTGCGCGTGAAATAGCCATGTGTTATCCCTCCTTACAGGCCAACAGCGTTAGTCATGCTGCTGTAGCCGGGGTTAAGTTTAACCAAAAGATCAGGGTATGTGTCACCAATTGGAGACGCAGAACCCACAATACGGAAGGCGGCGGTGGTAGTCACAGTTGTCGCGTCAACGGCACTTGTAGAGTTACCATTAGCGGTTTTGCCAGTGGATGTAGACTGGGCGGCGGCGAAGAAAGTATTCGCACCGATATCAGATTGGTCCATTGCACCGTCGGCCTGTACTTGGAATAGTACATTTGGGTCGTCTACAACGTATGCCTTGATAGCGCCGCCATTGGCAGTGCCAGAAGGATAGTATTGTGCAAACGTAGGCTGGCCTTGGTCGTTGACGTATTCACAACCTACAAACACACCAAGGGAACCAGTTAAGGTTGTACCTGTTGGTAATGCGTTAGTTGTGCCGTCGGCACCTGTTGCGGTTGATAGTGCGATGTAACCATCGGCACCGATATGAACGACTTGACCGTAGAAAAGGTTTGTTGCCTCCCCCGCAGGGTCGATCAGGTACTGGGACGTAGCCCCAGCGTAGGCCATACCGTCGGCACGTTTTACCGGCTTTAGGCCATAGGGAGCAGCTGTATTAGCCATGATGCTCTTCCTCCAGATTCATTTACTATAACAGTAAAGAGCAAGTGCCCCTTACCAGATGATTACCGCGAACTACGCTCGGGTCTGAGCATAGGCATACGCGGGTCAGATTCACGCATATAGTTCCTATCAACCGCCTCGGACTGATTTTGTGCAGTCTCTAGCTGGCCGTGGATACGATCCTCTTTGTCTTCGGTCGGGATAGCGCAAAGCAATAACCCACCAACTTCGATATTGTCTTTAAAGCGAGAGTCAATATCTGACATGATGTGTAGCTCAGGATATTCATCTGCCTTTACAGGCACATAGCCATCACGGAACCGCCCAGATACGTTAGTCATGTCTGCATTACCCAATGTAGATGTGCGAATCCAGCGGAACGAAAGTCCGTCACGTGGTTCGGGGGTAGGCAGCATTGACGCGCGTTTCCAAGGTTTACGACGTTCTCCCGCTTCGCGGGTTTCAGTTGTACGTGGTTTACGATCAGCCATTTTGCATATCCTTCAGCTTTTGCGCCGCATATTCCTTAACGGATAATCCGAGGCGCTTGGCGATTGCGGCCTCCGATGAGGAGATGACAACTTTGTTGCGTGATGTGGAAGTATTTCTACCTCCCGGGGCCACCACGGAGCCAGCCTTACGTTGTGGTTGTCGAACCTCGGGTTCCACGTCCGCAAAGCGATCTGGGTAACGAGACCGCATGGCCTCATTTATCTTACTATAGTACACTTCAGAAGTAGAATCAACGCCAGACTCCAGTAGCTCTTCGTGTACAAGCATAGCGTAACGTCTCATGGTGTTGTCGTTTTCAAACCAATCGTTCTCTGCGACCCATTCCTGTGCCCTTTTATCGGGTTTCGGTACTCTAGCTCTTGGTTGTTCAACAGGTACTTCTGCCTGCTGTGCTATTGCAGCTTTAGCGGGTCTCCAGTGCTCAACGCGGTCTGCTTCAAGCTGAAGCCTAGATAGTGACATCTGCGCTTCAAGCACGGCATCTGAATCACCGGCCTCGTACGCCTCTTTATATGACCGCTTTGCGGTTGTAAGCTCAGAAGCTACACGTGCTTTAGCCTCGTTAACCAGTACACCTTCACCTTCAGAAAGGTTTTTGCGTAGGCGCTCGGCTTCTTTTTTCTGCGCCCCGGCGTACTGTACAGCGGCTTCACGCTCGCGTTCGGCTTCCTCCTTACGCCGACGTTCTTCGTGGAACTCGAACTTCAGTTTCTTGATACGCTTTTGTACCGATTCACTGTGTTTTTCGAGTTCCTCGTCTTCGGGTATATCGGCTTCAACATCTGCAGCGCGACGTGGACGGCCCTTATCTTTGTCAGGAGTATCGTCTTCGATCTCCACATCAAAATCACCATCGTCGGATATATCTACTTCAATTGCACCGGTTTCAAGTTCTTCGCTCTCGGCGATTGCGGTATTATCGGTCATGCTCTTGTATACCCCCGTGGGTCTTCAACTACAGCTTCGACTGTATCATCGTTGATGATTCGAAACTCTTTATTGTCTACTTTAAAGCGCGTGCCTGAGTACGATCGGAAGATGATAAAGTCACCCTCTTCACACCATGGGCCATTGGGGAACCGATCTTTGTCCGTATAGGCTTCTGAACCCACACTAATAACGTACCCGATGATAGAGGCGGTTTCTTCCATATGCTTTATTGAGTCCGGCATGTAAACGCCGCCCTCTGTCTTACCGTGTAGTTCTGGGATTGCGATGAGGAGTTTGTAGCCTTTAGGTTCTGGCAGCTTCGCCAGTACATTCTCGTCATCTACCTTCAAGTTGGTAGCGGTCATCTTAGTCTCCTGCAGTGATTAAAGGCTCACAGCGCCCTTTGCGCGGACTATTCCACGTTATTAAAATATCTATACGTGTGATGTTTAATCATCAACATATCTTTTTTCGACCTCTTTTACGTCGTTACGTATGACACCGAGGGCCTCGTACTTCCCGACAAGCCGCCAGTAGGTCTCTTGGTCTTTAGCGCCGCCCTCGGCGAGGTGTTCAGCGATAGCAGTGCGACTTTCTTCAAGTCGGGTCAGCACGTGATGAAAGATATTATCAGCCATTTAGATTTAATTCTCCTGCAACATCCATAGCCAAGCGAACTGCTGACTCTTTTTGATCCGTCTCTAACTCTGCGATCTTAACCCCAATACGCGCTGCCTCTTTCTCTTCTTCAGAGTCGATGCGCGCTTGCTGTAGACGGGCGTTTTCTTGTTTAGACATAGCGTCGATGTTGATCTTCAGCTTGTCCATTTCAATCTTATGCTTCAACTCAGTCTCTTTAATCATCAACTCACGTTGTTGGATTTGCGTGAGCGGATCAGCCTGCTGTTGGGCAGCTTGTTCTGCAGCGGCTTCGGCTTGGTCCTTCTTGAACAGCTTCTCTGCTGCTTGCGCGGCCAGACGTGACACTTGAAGTTCGACATCTTCTGGCAACGGCGTTTCTGGGTCTGGGAGTTCCACACCAAGTTGTTTTTGTATCTCCACACGGTACTGCAGGGCAACGTGCTCTGTAATATGAGACATCATTGCGGCCTGAATTGCGCTGGCGAACGGTGATTGCCCCACAATCTGCATGATTTTGGGGTCTTGCATCGCCATCATATGCGTCTGGATGTGCGCCTCGTGATCCTGATAAGCGAAGGCTTTGACTGGCTCTTGCTTGAGTATAGCCATGTTTTCCGTCACTGGATCGGCGGGTTTAATATCCTCTGGCAGTTTGATGATATCCTCGGCGTCTTGAATACCCAGAACTTCAAGCATCTGACGGTGTAGTTTGCCCATATCGTACATTTGTGGTGCTTGTTGGGCCAACTGTAACGCGGCTTGATACTGCATAATGCGCTGTGCCATTGTCGCTGCGTTAGGGTCAGATACCGGTATTACATCCACGCGACCATCGAAATCGTCGATACGATCCGCTGGTTCATCCATCTCATAGGCGTACTCCGAAGGCATGTAATCGTGTACGATACGTGCCAATATGCGTAGCTCTTGCTTCATCGCTGCGTGAAGACGGGCTTGGATACCTGACATAACCTGCATGGAGCGTTCCATGAGCGCCAGAGTGGTCCCTACAGGGGCCTGACCGTTTATGTCACCTATTTGGATGTCACCAACCGCACCGATACGCCTCCCTTCGTCTACGACGTTCCCTAAGAGGCTGTAGAGGACACTAGAGGGTTCTTTGTAGGGTAGGGGTACAATCGAGTCTTTGATCGTCCCAGCGGGCACGTCTACGTCTCTGAACTCACCCGGCATGATGGGGGAGTTATCCCCAGTAATACGCATCCCACGGGCCTTGAAACCTGCTGGAAGGTTGGAGAGCGTACCAGCGTCGATTAACTGGCGCATGATTGAAGTAGCGGATTTGGTCAAGCCACCGAGTGTGTGGATGAGACCCGTGCCGTAAAAACCCATACCGGGCAAATAAGGGTAATGCACGACGTGCATGCGTTTTTCACGCTTCGTGTCTTCCTCATACCAATTACGGCGGATGGCCAGTACAATGCTAGAAGACTTGTCGATTGTCACCACATACGGCAGGGAGACCCCGTCTATGTCGTCAAACGGTTCGGGTAAATCCAAATCTACGTGCATTTCTAGGAGGGTGTGGCGAGGGTCATCGGAAAATGTAGGCTCTGAACCTTCTAGTTCGTTATATTTATCTTCGATGTCCGTAGTTTCTTTAGTAGCTTCCGGTAGTTCTACATCACGATAGAACCCGTTTACCTGCAGCTTCAAGATTTCTTCCGAGGTACGCTTCATCACGTGTGTAAATCGTGGTGCTGTACGGAGATTCGATGACCCGTGAGACACTACGAGGTCTTCTGCGGGTACAAACTGTGCCACAGGACGCTCAGTAAGAGGGTCGAAGTAAATTTTCTTAAACGCAGAGCCTGCCATCGGTAGTTTAAACAGTAGCTGCTCCATCTCGTCACGGTAGTCAGGCATCTTCTCGGTAATCAGGTAGTTTAATTCTGTTTCAACGCGCTGGGCCTGCTCAAATTTCTCGGGAGTTAGTTTACCCACAATCTTACTGCGAACGGGACCAGAGGCCGGTAGAAGCTCCCCCATAGCCTGTGCTTGGAACTTAATAACTGCTTCGGTCATCATGGGGTGGTAGACCCCGGAAGCACCGTTCCACGGCTCAGTACGTTCCTCAACCTTCATACCCAACAGGTCCAAACCCTTAATGTAGGCATTAGCCCACTCTCCGCGAGACGAGCGGTCAGCAGCGAAACTCTCTATCAAATTGTTAGCGAGGGACTCAAGTTCGGCGTCGTCGATGTGCTCGGCAAGGTTGTCGTCATGCGCAACTTCTTCTTCTAAATCAGTACCTTGGCCAAACTCAACTACAACTGACCCATCGTCCATAACGATTTCTATAGTTTCTGGATCGTCAATCGT